CTCTACACTAGGAAAGGTAAAAATGGAAGAACGATGTATTTTAGGAATGGCAAGCTCATCAGCAAGGCATCGTATAGTACCTCACGCAAACGTAAAAGTTCAACCAGGAAAGGTCAGGTTCGTAAAACCTCTCGCCGAGCCTACACCAGAAAGAGATCTACTGGCAATCCCAGGAGAAAATATATGAAAGCGATTCCACATCCCAGCGTGACGGGCCTAGCATCTGGCTTGGCGATAGCTGCGTATCTAAACGCAGGAGAAACCTTCAACGGAGGTAAACTTAAGGGCGAAGGCGTCATCAAGGATATTACAGATGGTCAATTAGGTCAGGCATTCAGTACTCTTTCAGGTAATGCAATAGATATGATCGGTACCGATGCTGGAAGAAAGACGTTAGTTACTGCTGGACTTGTTGCGATGCTTGGAGCATTCGCACGAAGCAGATTTCCACAACTAAAACTAGGAGGAAGTAAACTTTACTTCAGAATATAAGATGTCAGTAACAACCATAACCCGAACCTATGACAGCACACCGACGGATAAAACCTATTTTTCGCTTACGTCAAATATGTCATCCACTTCGCTCGGCAACATACAAACGCCCCAGGGCTCACAGCGCATTTCGAGGATCGACGTAGCCGTTGATGCTTCAGATACCAAAGGCTTTGTCCTGGCATGTCGTTTATTGGGATCTAATATGAGTGAGCAAAACCTCACCCTAGCTGGATCCTGTGGAGATGTTGCAGATGCTGGCGGTACACCTCAGTTCAATATGATCCCTACCAACTTCAGTGTTGCAGGTGTCAATAATATAGATCTCCAGGTTGCGTTTCAGTTTTCGTCTGGCACACCAACGGCTTCTAGTCTGAGCATTACTCTATATTTCGAATGATCCGTTGAATGGTTAGAAAGCACGTAGCGTCGTTTCTTGCTACACAGTTAGGACTTACGACCCTTGGTGATCATATCTTTGGTTACTCAGGTGTTATCGGTGTAACTAATGCGGAAAAAACATTAATCTTAGGGAATACAGGAAAGTATTATGCAGTAACTAAAGTTCAATTTTTAAGCAATATGAATTCAGGTGATGATTACGTCGCTAAGATTTATCTTAATAATGTAGCCACCCATGAATTTATAATAAGTGCAACGCACGACTCAGCTCCTTACGGTTATTTCCCTATTAACGTGATTATACCTCCAAATACGGAAATTAAGATTACTTTAGACAATGTTAGCGATACTAGTTCTAATAATTGGGATGTTCAGTTAACAGGTCGAATCTATAATGTATGACCCTAGGACCTTCTAAATCAGTTTCCAGGGCTAAAGACGGTAAGATCTACGGGTGGAGTGGAAGTTATGCCCTTACTTCTTCTGCTGTCACCCTACTGGATTATACGAACCCTTCAGCATTTTACTTAACCAGGGTAACTTTAGGAGTTGACTGGAGTTCGATCTCTGCGGGAGAAATTCTATCCTATACGATTAATGTAGATAACCAGGCTTTATTCGTTGAAAAGTTTGTTGTCCTGATTAATAATATTGGGATTCAACCTAAGATGTTTGAATTCATCATACCACCAAACAGCACGGTTAAGATCCAGGCGACTGAGAGCGCTAACAATGGGGCAATATCGTGTATCTTAACGGGGTATCGAGTCTAATGGCAAAGAAAAAGAATGAGAACAGTTTTGAGGAGCTGATGAAAGGTATTGACTGGAATAGATACTTACCAGCAGTAGTTGGTATTATGCAACCTGTTGTTATTTTTGGAGCGTGGCTAGCTTTTTCAAAAATGAATAATAGAGCGGATGCACTTTCTAAACTTATTGCTATCGCGGAACCAATACCGACTTTGGATTTGAATGTACCTGCTCCCGTTGTCCTAGCTTCTCTGTATCATTCCGTTGATGAACTTGCTGATGTTATAGAACAGGTTATAGAATTTATTGAAAATTTAGAAATACCTTCAGCCACAGAAATTATAAAAGAGATTAAAAAAGAAATTAAAGAGGAAGTACCTGAACCTGAAGATATTTTCACTACTATTACTCAGGGTGTTCTTGATTTTCTCAAAGTAGCTAGAGGGTATTAATGACCGATCTAACATTTTTTTTAATCTGGATTGGTTCGTTCTTTCTATATTTTACAATTTACACGCTATGGATCCCTTTGAAAACTCAAAAAAAAATAGAGTCCTGGTTGAAGAGTTCTGAATCTGATGAAACCCTCCTAATGTCTCTGGATGTGATCACTAAAAAAATCAGAGAACAGATGTTAATTGATTTTGAAGAATTTATGTTGCCTCAAGCGAGAGAGAGCCTTAAAAAATTCTGGGCTGGAGCAATGGGCAATGCGGCGCAAGAACTGAAAGGTTCTGAAGAAGGTTCTAATCTTTCTCTTTTGCATAATATCACTCAGGATTTATCAGGCCAACCCTGGTATGTTCAAGCCCTGGCATCTAAAATGTTGCCGATGATCACCGAAGCGGTCAAAACGCAACCAAAACGCACAAGTGACGCAACAATAGGCATGGGATTGCACAAATAACGCACTTTAAACGCACTCTGACGCATCAAACTCGCTTTTTAAACCCCATCCTACCCCACCTTCTCTCCTAGTCCTCATTTTTTCTTTAAACACATTGGGCTGAAGAGCTAAGGTTTGTAAACAATTCCGCTATTTACTATCCTAGTGAGAATCTTTTGACAGTCATAACATACCGTTACTTCATTGTTGAACCTGTCACCCTTAAGATGATCCTTAGACTGTAAACAAATATTACATCTCCGTTTCATCAGTACCTCCAATTCTCTGTGCCATTAAAGCTAGGTTCATGTGTAACCTATCAAATAAATGCCAGGGCTGATTGTCACCCCATAGATCAAAGTGTTGTTTTAGATGATTTTTAATCTCTGTAAGTTCAACCATAGCCTCATATAATTCATCTTCTTCAATTACTTGTATTTCCCATAAGAATTTATCTGGTAATCCTTTTTTACATATTGGACAATCTACTTCGTTGTCCATCCTTAACCCTCTATGTAGTAGGATCCATCCTCTCTACGTTCTAAGGACCAGATAAATTCAGGGTCATTCCAGAACTTAACAAACTCTTTATTTGTTTTGAGCAGGTCAAGTACATTTTTTCTTATTACCTCTGCTGTTGTTTCCCATGTTACTTCTAGACCCTTATCAGAAAGAGAGTAAGAGGAATGGGGATGTTTGAGAAGGGTAAAGGAAAGAGACCATTTAGAGTTCTTATGATCACCGTAACCTGTATCCCATTCTGATTCAAATTCTTCTGGTACACTTGCTTTTACAAACAAACATACCTCACCAGGTTCCAACTGTCTAAACCTGGGCGTACCACCTAACTTAAATTTCTTATCTTTCAAGCTCATCAATTAAGATAGTGTAGCTTTTCCTATATAACAATTACTTCTGCATACCCTAAAAGGTTATATAACGGATTAAACATTAATTGATAATGCCAGTGGGTCTCTACACTAGGAAAGGTAAAAATGGAAGAACGATGTATTTTAGGAATGGCAAGCTCATCAGCAAGGCATCGTATAGTACCTCACGCAAACGTAAAAGTTCAACCAGGAAAGGTCAGGTTCGTAAAACCTCTCGCCGAGCCTAC